GATATCAACATCTCGCCAGATACCGGCCTGTTGATTTTCGAATACTTTATTCTGTGATATATTGAGAGTGTGTGTAAAAGAGCGAGCTGTATTAATGCAAGTAGTAGCTTGATTGACAACGAAATCAGGATAGTGGATGACGTGGCTAATGTTCCTACCCAACAAGGGATCGAATAGCGTTTTCTTAAAGACTGTACCCACATTCGGCAACGTATAAAGTAAGCGTTTTTGATCACGTCGCCACTCCTTCATATCAATATTGACTTGGTAGTTCATCGCCTCCGTGACACGATCAGCGCGTTCTTGCTTTTCACGCATAGCAGCGCGACGTTGTTCTATTTCTTGTTCCTGTTGCGCTATCTGGCTCTGCATTTCTTGTAATTGTTGGGCAACTTGTGGGTCTACCTGTTGTGGTGCCTGCTCTGCCTGCCCTTGTGCCTGCGGTGCCTGTTCAGCCTGTTGTTGTTCTGGCGGTGGTTGCGCCGATTCTTGCTGTTGTGCAAATTGGTCTTTAGTTTGCTGCAATAATTCAGCCTGTCTCGATATAGACTGGCCTTGCGTTTTTAATCCTATGACATCGGCCTTAACCACATTGCGTGAACGTAACAACTCTAATGACGCCCTATCACCAAAGGCTACAGCGGCTTCCATCAAAAGAGGGGATTTGAAATTAGAGGCACCCTGCCAAGGTGTGGCCTTAGCGTGTAATTCCTGTTTGATTAACTTGACGCCCTCATCAACCGCATCCATCCAATTTTTCATGGAATCAAGATCTTGGTCGAATCGTTCCGTGACGTCATGACCCAACTTCATAAGCTCATCGTCTGTGAACTTATCCGTTAAATTAGTTTGGCCTATGAAGTCTACTAGATTTGATATCGACATTGCCGCGCCCTGGCAATGTGAAGGTGTGAATGGGTATGAAGGGTTTGTTCTATCTTAGCATAGATGCTTATCTTTCAGCTTTTGCGAGTAGTCGCTGTTCATTTCATCTAGTGAATAACCTGGGTAATCGTGCTTAATAATTAGATATCTCTCACAGTTTATACAATTACTTCCTTCCGTTTCTATGTCGAATAACGTTTCTCTGTTGCAATCGCATGAACCGTTACCTTCAGACCAATAGAACCCATAATTTCCAAAATCTGTGGCTGTTTTTCCGGTAAGAGTATCTAAAATTGTCACTGTCCCTTCCTGTTCTCCGTGTTCCTCAAAGTATCCCATGATTATTTCCTAATTCCCCATCGGCCCTACTTTCTCAGCATAATCATCAAAATCGTATTCATCATCACTACTTGGTTCTGTCTCAGCATAGCGCTTCATCATGATTGCGTAACGTGTGGCGTCCAATAGATCGTCTTTCACGCCGTTTATCTTGCCGTCTATGCGATGGTACAAACGGAACTCGTCGAACCATTCTGTTAAGTGTGAGAACACCTTAAAACGTCCCGTACGCATTCTATCCAGTAAATCAAAGTTGCCAGCCTCTACACCATTAGAACCATTATCAAAGGTAGCGCGCTCACCTAGCATGTTCACATTCTCACTCGCGTACTGTTCCTTAAGTTGAATACCTGATCCTTTATCGTGCTGTAAGCCATCGTGCGGCCAGGACACGGGTATCCAATCGCCACGGTGATTAATGGCACTGGCAAATAAGACGGGCGTTACTTCACGCTCTCGGTAGCAATCGTACACATACCATTTATCAGCGTCCCTATCCCATGCACAACACACTAATGCCGTCGGGTGGTCCCAGCCAAAATCTAAGCCTTTTATGCGCGGCCACCAATCAGGAATCTTAAACGACTCAACCGTTATCAGTTCTTCTGCTACCGGGAATACACGACCACTCCCTAAGATCGGTATGCCTTTAGATCGTGCATCACGTTCATGTTTTGGGTAAGACTGTACAATTTGATCGCGCTCCGCCTCTGAATAATGATCAACGTCATAGATCGTCATCATTGTAAGGCTTTGCTGACTGCTAGGATCTTCGTAGAACTGTCTAACAACTTCTGTCATGCCCAACAGTGGCGTAAACGTGAGCCATGCAAACTGACCTAGTTGTCCATTGTTGGTACGTGTTAAACCCTCAGAATAAATGTCAGGTGGTGGTTCTTCATCAAACCATATCCAATCAATAGTCTCGCCCTGGAACTTCTCACGTCCTTTAATGTAGGACTTAAAGAATATTAACGATGTGCCGCCGCTGACATGTTTAACCTTAATATGATCAAGTAAGTCTTTAATACCAATGGCACGCGCAACACCTCTTATCTTTGACTCTGGTAATGCACCCGTGCCAATGCCGTCAGGGTCTTGCATACGCCCTACTAATAGCTTTTGAGTAGTATCACGTATGGTTTCACCCGTTACGCCACACACCCACCCTACAGTCGGTTTCTCAAAACGTTTTCCGGTCCACCAATCAGGGTATAAACCTGTCGTGTGATAGGCAGCCTCCATTGATCCACACAAAGTTTTGCCTAACTGATTGCCTGCGCCCATACAGCGCTGTGCATGTTCGCCACTCTCATAATGAAATATCTTCTGACGGTCATAAGGCTTATAGAAGTGCAGCGCATTCTTACGCTTAAGCTGCTTGCCTTCATTAATGGCTAGGGCGAGTTCGGTGCCTTTGACGATTTGTGCGGGGGACGCCATACACACACGCTCTGAATAGAGGACGTGAAGGTGTATAGATGGATTACTGTGAAGGTAAAAAGCTTTTTCTAGTTACAAATCATCAAAACTAATCCCATGCTCAAGTAGCACAGTCTTAACACTTTCGATTGACTCACCAATATCTATATCAGCTACTATTTCGCCACTGATCTCAACCGCTTTGAGCTTAGGTACTACATATTCAGCCATTCGCGACCATTCAGCATTACACTTCTGCAAAGCAACGACTTTTTCATCGGCTTCATATGGGATTTTATCAGCCTTAATCTGCAAGACAGAACAGTTATCAGCAATTCTCATGATAGGGTTAAAGTCAGAACCGTAAATATCTTTCAAACGGTTAAGTAGGTGCTGCTTGTTCCTGTTTGGGCTACCCGCTCTACTTGGCATAATGACACTTTGTTGATAGATGATTGATTTCAATAATGATCACTTAGGCTTATATCCGTATTTACTCCGAAAAAGTGCAGAAAACAGGGGCTTAATCTCATAAAACACATACAAAATCACACCAGCCCACACAATCTGCGGCGACAATAATAGCTTAAGTAATTCAATCGTGAACGCGTGTGATTCAGTCATTCTATTGATAGTCCCATAGTGATTTAGATTCGTCCATCATCACTCGAATAGCATAATCTGCGACAGCCACGGCAATACAGCGGTCCTCTTGAATCTGATCAAATGTTTTCCACGGCGCTATATACTTATCATCCACAGAATCAGGATCATATACGATTTTATGAGGCCTCCACTTTTCCAGCCGTCTGAAATCACTCATTTCGTCTGATCATAACAAAGTTCAGCTTTCTCAAAATCATGAAAACCACATCCACCACCCTGTTTTGTACGTGTGACATAGGTATTCACGAAAAACTCACCGGGCTGCATTGAATTGACATGCCACCAAAATTCAAACACAGCACGTTGATTATTAGCTAGATCTTTAGACGCGATAACATGGTGTATCACTAAATTTTTATCATTCACTTTCTCGCTTTCTTCTTCTTACGCGACTTCCCCGCCTTGCTCAATGCGATAGCGATAGCTTGTTTCTGAGGGCGTCCGCTTCTCACTTCGGTAGCGATATTCGCCGATATCACTTTGCGAGAGCGACCTTTTTTCAGTGGCACGTGAAACCCTCCGATTTTTAATAATCATATACCCTTTTTGAAATGAATCAAATGAGGGCTTGAATATGCGCACAATGGGCCTATAATAGGTTTCATCAACTCAAGCAACGAAGCAAACAAAATGAACCCATTTAAAGCATATTGGATTGAATACTCTAACGGCGATATCGTAAAAGGGCTTAGAGGTAATGATTTAGAAAAGCCCGAACACAAGGATAGACCAGGACGAACAACAATAAATTGGGGCTATGAGAATGCATGGAAGCAAACAAAATGAACGACACACACTGCAAAAGTAAAAGAATATACATTGGCGAATACAGTGTTTTACTCACAGAGAATGCAAAAGACAATATAAGATTCCACGTTCGAGCGTGCTTGTACCGTAACAGAACGCTAGACATTGCCCTTGCTCAGATCCATAGAAACTGGAGTTTTAGACCGCAAGTAACACACTTCGCAACCGCTGAATTCAATAAGGGTTTGTAATGACCATCTCATGCACATACCAATCACTCAGCACTGAAGCACTAGAAGATATCCTTAACGCGGAGCGCAACAAAGCGCTAGCGGAATGGGACGGCGAATTGATTGAAGGGTTGAACGAAATCATTCACAGCAGAGAAGAGGTAGAAAAATGAAAGAGATTGACGATGTACCAACAGATCCGCAAAAGGCAGCAGCACTAATCGTAGCCAAAATGATAGATTTTATGGACGTCACTGCTGAAGAGGAAAAAATTAGCCACCTTAATTTGATTGTTCACTTTATGCTAAATGTGCACGTTGAGAATTACTTGAATAAAATCATGTCAGAAATGGAGTAGAAATATGAAAGCACTAACCACAGCAATACTATTAACAGCAATGACAATCCCAGCAGCAAACGCAGCGTGTCGTAACTCGTGGGTATGTGACGATTACGGTAACAATTGCAGAACCATGCAGATTTGCGACAAGTTATTAAGCTTGCCATCAATAAACCTTCCGGGATTGAGACCATTACCATCATTGAAACTTAAACCGCTTCCGTCTTTAAAAATACCGCCAATAGGTACAAGAAAATGTGAGTACAAGCAAGTTAACGGTTATTGGCAGAACATTTGTAGATAAATATGAACTCACCAACACCAGAACAAATAAAACAAGCCCGCAAGGAAGCGGGTCTCACTCAAACCCAAGCAGCGGCATTGATCGATATGAAGCGGCGCACATGGCAGCACTGGGAAACAGGTGATAGAAATATGCACCCGGCATTATGGGAAATGTGGAATATTAAATTGAAGGAGGTATACGGATAATGATGACAGTAGAAGAGATGATAGAAAAAGCACGGATAGAAATAAATATTCACGCTGATCGACTAGTAAAAGAAGGATATCAATTACGGGTAAACGCTGCCCGCGCTCAATTAGCATTAGAGAATGACGACGAAGATCTTGCATTAGAAATTGCTTGCTCTGTTTTAACACCGATGGTTATGAGAAATAGTTTAAATGAAGACGGAATAGAAGTGGCATTGGATATTTACGAAGCGTGGAAGGCGACAAAAAACAATAAGGACACCAACAATGAACCAAAAAACCCGTAACAAAATATTTTTCTACTCGGTAGTCGTAATGCCCACGCTGCTTTTCATGGTCTCAGTATGCTACCTGTTCAATGCGGTTCACACGCTTCAATGCTAAGGGATAAAAATAATGAACGAAAAGATAGTCAAGCTAGCAGCACAGAAATACAAGGAAGGCATTAGTCAATGCAAAACCAGAGAAGAGATTAGCACATACTGTCAAGCACTGTGCATTGTCGCTATTAAAACCATTTACGGCATTGAAGGAAAGAGGTTTAAGGAGAACTTTCTCAGCAAAGCAGTAAAGGACAATGAGATGATTACACCACAGAAGGTGCAATAAAATGGAACGATCAAACGTAGACAAAGCATGGGATCATATAACGGGCATTGAAAGAAACTATCCCGCTTGGCCTAGCACCTTTAATACGTGTAAATCTGAGGAATGCAAAAATAAGGCCAGAGGTCGCGGCTACTGCGCCGATTGCCACACTAAAAAGTTAGCTGTATACGTCGGCGATAGCGTCGCTAGCCATTACCACGAATCGGTAAAGTTGATAAAAAATATGACAACGGAAATGATGGACTTTATCAGGGAAAAGGAGTTGAGAGAGGATGACTAACTACGTTGTTTTTTGTCAGCATACAGCTAGAGATCTGAACGGAGTAAAAACGGTGAATTGCGCCATTGATATTGTCGCCAGTAGCAAAAACAGAGCGACTTATTCGGTGCAATGTCGAGCTGACAAGTTTTTAGTTGAGGATTTTATTGTAACTAAGGTGAACGAGTATAAGTGCTTGCATTGCAGAGACACCGGGATGTCAATTTACGACTGCACATCGTGCTGCTAACAGTTGATCAAAAAATGACCAGCCCACAGCACCCTATCTAACCTCTTTTAAGCCACGTTAGGTGAGCCCTTGGCTTTATTGCGCGAACATCCGCAACCGTCATATTCAGGCATTGGAGGCCCAACTAGCAACTCATCCCAGTCGTAGCAAAAGTGCCAGCCTTCGGCGAGTTCATCGGCAGTTAATCCAGCGCCAGCAAGATCGACTTTGTGATACCGTTCTTTGTCCATGATTTACAGCAAGTGCTTATGATGATTTCCAACAACCGCAAGCGTGGTAGGAGACATACGCTTAGGCGCTCTGCGTGGTGAAGTTTGGTCTATGCCGATATGCTTAAGAAACCGATTCCATTTCACACTTTTCATCCCGCACTTGGGGCATTCCATCTTTAGCGCATTGATCGGGCCTAAGTTCATGAACGCATAGTCGCAATGGCCGCACGTCGCTTTGCCCGTCTGATACTTTTTATATTTCATTATGCGCTAAGCCCTAGTTTTTTATGACAAGACAGTCTAAGTGAATTACGGCTTTTTGAATTTGCCGGACACGACGTAATAGCCCGCACGATCAGCCAACCAATAAGCGACACAGCCGCATAGCATGAAAAACGGTGCATTCTCATGAAGCTGGAACATTAAAGAAATCAATACGAACCATACACCACAGCTAGCAATGATCCCTTTCCACAAACTAGGCTTGAATTCAGGCTTAGGCTTATCCATTTCCTTTTTCAATTTAACCGCTTTTTCGCCAAGGCGCACATGGAATTCGTCAATATCAAGCCTCAGTTTTTTAACAGCGTCGCGCATTTCTTCATCTGTGAGCGTATCAGATCTCATTATGTCCATCATCAATTGATGCGTAGCGAAAGCACCCAAATAGAATAAGGGTTTAACCGCTTCATGATCACCACCCACGGCAGCCAATCCAGCAGGTTCTTTCATTTCTGCCCAGTATTCATCTAATGTATTCATGGTTATCCTATTTTATTGTTTTTATATCGCGTTTCATTAAAAAATTGTCTACTGCGTCACCCGCCTTGATTCCCAGCAACATCACAGCAAGACCGTAGGCCATTAACAGCATTGCATAGGGTATTTCAAAAATAAACGCGGGTATGCACACGCCGATAGACCACACAGCGACGAAGGCGAGAGCACCAGAAGCTTTTAATAGTCTCGATCTACTCATAATTTGTCCTTTTGTTGGGCACGCGCTAGCACATGAAACAAGTTTCAAGCACTTTCACGCACCTTGTTTTGGGTGTTAGCCCAGTAGACCCTCGGCCCAGCTCCTATCGGTGAGTTCTTCAAAGGTGGATTTAGTGTTGATCGGCTGCTGATTGCGTGTTTTGACCCTTTTTTCCACTGGCGACGGCTTTGGTTTTGAACTTTCACCATGATCAACATGTTTTGACCTTAGTTTTTTAATCTTTTCGACAACCACGTTGTCCTTAATATGTCTTTTTATGTTGTTACTTATTAATTCTGTTATGAAATTGGCGATCTTACCAAATCCATTTAGCAATACCGCCAAATCGGCATTCAATAAGAAGTTGCGCAGGTTTTGATA